GTAACACGAGCAAGAGATAGCCTACATTTATTAAGTACTGATTATAAATATCATTACCCTATTGGTGAAGATTATCTTGTATTTTTACAAGGAAACAATTAAAAGGAGAGGGTATGGAAGTAAACAAAGAACCAAAATTAAGAATATTATCGCTAGGAGCTGGTGTACAAAGTTCGACAATGGCCTTGATGGCTGACGCAGGAGAGTTTGGGGTTAAACCTGACGCAGCGATCTTCGCAGACACGGGATGGGAACCTGCGCCGGTAATAGAGCACCTTGAATATCTTAAAGGCGTTTTAAGTTACCCTGTACACATTGTTAAAAAGGGTAATATCCAAGATGACATCCTCAAGGCTCTCGCACCAGGTGGTAATCAGTTTGCTTCTGCTCCATTTTATACATTAAACGAGAATGGTAAAAAGGGTATGGGTCGTAGACAATGTACTAGAGAATATAAAATAACTCCGATCGCTAAAAAAATTAGAGAGTTATGTGGCCTTGTGCCTAGACAAAGGTTTCCTAAAACAGAACATATAGAAGTATGGGTAGGTATATCAACAGATGAGATTATGCGTATGAAACCATCAAGATTTTGGTGGTAGAAAAATGTATGGCCATTAATTGATAAGAAAATGTCTAGGACAGATTGTCTAAAATGGTATGAAGGCAAAGGTTTTAAAATACCAGTTAAATCAGCTTGTATTGGATGTCCTTTTCATGATGATAATTTTTGGATAGATATGAAAAATAACAGACCGAAAGAATTTGCATCTGCTGTAGAATTTGATAAAAAGATGCGTATGCATGAGCCAAAAGTAAAAAACTTTGTACACAGACAGTGTGTTCCTTTAGATCAAGTAAAGTTTAAAAACGATGAGGGTCCTGATTTATTTAACAATGAATGTGAAGGGATGTGTGGAGTATGACAAATAAAGATATGTTTGATAGTTCCTTTCCACAAGATAAACAGGTTGGGGGGAACCATTACAAAGAATTTCATATACAACCCTATGAGTTTATTTCAAAGAATGATTTATCTTTCTTCCAAGGCAATGTAATTAAATATGTTTGTCGGTACAAAAACAAAGCGGGTATACAGGATCTAGAGAAAATAAAACATTATTGTGATTTAGAAATAAAAAAACTGACAGATGATAAAGCAAAAAAGCGTAGGTAGAAATTGGAGCTTACTCTATAGAAAAATATATGGAGCGAAAATTAAAAAGCTTACTGAGCGTAATGAAGAACTATACGAGGAGAATCAAAAAATGAAACGAAGGTTAGCAAAATATGATGGCTCTCAAAGAAGAGTTTATTATCTTAATCAAAAGGCATCAGCATGACAGGTTTACAATTAACATTTAATTTAAAAAAACATATTTGGTCTTGTCCATCGGAATACAAAGATCTATCTCAATATGACGAGATAGCAATTGATTTAGAAACAAGAGATGATGGAATTAATAATAAATTAGGTGCAGGTTGGGCAACTGGTAATGGTTATGTTATTGGTTTTGCTGTAGCAGTAGAGGGATGGCAGGGTTATTATCCTTTTAAACATTTTGGTGGTGGTAATATGATTGAGCCACAAGTAATTCAATACATGAAAGATGTGTGTAAGTTACCTTCAAGAAAAATATTCCATAATGGACAGTACGACGTAGGTTGGTTAGCACAAATGGGTATAAAAGTAGAAGGTGAAATAGTGGATACAATGATTACAGCTGCTGTAATTGATGAGAACAGATGGTCTTATAGCTTAAATGCATTATCTAAAGATTATCTTGGTGAGCTAAAGTCCGAACAAGATCTAAAAGAAGCTGCAAAGGATCACGGTATAGATCCTAAAGGGGAGATGTGGATGTTACCTGCAGAGCATGTTGGTTTTTATGCAGAGCAAGATGCAAGGTTAACTTATCTTTTATGGCAAAGATTTAAACCAGAAATTAACAATCAAAATTTACAAACGGTATGGGAACTTGAAACTAAATTATTACCTATCTTAATTAAAATGAGACAGAAAGGTATAAAAGTAGACGTTGAAAAAGCTCATAAATTAAAGAAAGAATTTCAAGCTCAGGAAAAAGAATTTTTAATAAAAATAAAAGAGCTATGTGGAAAAGAAGTAGACATATGGGCAGCAAGACAAATAGCCGAAGCCTACGACAAATTAGGGATAGAGTATCCACGTACTGACAAAACTCATGAGCCATCTTTTACACAAAATTGGTTATCTAATTCGAAACACGAAATTAGTAAATATATAGCACAAGCCAGGGAGATTAACAAGTTTCATGGTACATTCTTAGACTCAATATTAAAATACGAACACAATGGAAGGATACATGGGGAAATTAATCAGTTACGTTCTGACAGTGGGGGCACTGTCTCTGGCCGTCTGTCTATGGCTAATCCTAATCTTCAACAGTTACCCGCTCGTAATAAAGACTTTGGACCAAAAATCAGAGGTCTCTTCTTACCCGAGACAGGTTGTAAATGGGGAAGTTTTGATTACTCACAGCAAGAACCAAGAATGGTAGTACACTATGCAGCCTCTATTGGTGAGGGCTATGAAGGCTCTAATGAACTAGTAGAGGCGTATACAAACTCAGAAACTGACTTTCACCAGACTGTAGCCGATTTAGCAGGCATAGAACGAAAGCAAGCAAAGACAATAGGGCTAGGATTAATGTATGGTATGGGGAAAAATAAATTGGCCAATTCTCTAGGATTATCAACTGAAGAAGCATCAGCCCTAATAGCAAAATATAATAGAAAGGTTCCATTTGTGAAGCTATTATCTGACAGATGTATGAAGAAAGCAAGTGACGAAGGTGTTATTAGAACTAAGAAAGGTAGAAAGTGTAGGTTTGATATGTGGGAGCCAAGAGACTTTGGTATTCATACAGCTGAAACCTTTGAAAATGCTTCATCAAAATACGGTAGAAGTAATATTAAAAGAGCTTTTACTTACAAAGCATTAAATAGATTAATACAGGGTTCTGCTGCGGATCAAACTAAACAAGCTATCATTGCTTGTTATGAAGCAGGTTATCTACCAAAAGTACAGATACACGATGAACTTTGTTTTGATGTAGAAAATGAAAAAGATGTAAAAATAATTAAAGAAGCAATGGAAAACTGTATGGAGTTTAAAGTCCCAAGTAAAGTTGACGTTGCGTTAGGAGATGATTTTGGACAAGCTTCATAAAAATATAATTGCAAACTACGGTGAAACTATTTGGCCTTTATATACAATATTTAAACATAGATTAGAACTTAGAAAGTTTAAAGATCTTAAAATGATTCACGGAACCCATGCAGATTTTAAAGCTGTAGTAAGAAATGATATCGAACAAAATGGTTTATTATGTCCAATAGTTATAGATCTTAAAAATGAAATTAGAAATGGTAATCATAGATTTAGAGCTATTAAAAAACACGGTGACGCTAGTTTTTTCTATGTTGCTAAAACAAGAGAAGAAGTGAATTTCTTTTCAAGATTAAATGTTTTGACCTGGGAGATGCATCCAGATGTAACAAAACTAATGGATAGATTGTGGGAGGGTAAAATGAAAAAATATACAGAAAAAGTTCCGCATTTATTCACAGAAAACGTAAGAGTTGTAAAACCAAAACAGCTATAATTCAATCAAGAGGTGTAACTTTTTTAAAAAAAGACTTGCATATCTATCCCAGTATTTTATGTTTTTGATGATTGGCGATAACGTCAATTATAACTAACTAAGAGGTTAATATGAATAATAAAATAAAAATAAGTGAAGCTTCGTTAAGAAACTGTGAAGGCTTTATGTTTGAAGATATACTATTAGATAAGATTGATACATATCTTAAACCCGATCATGTACATGGTATGACTCTTCAAGGTCTTACTAAAGTATCTCCAAGAGATTTTGCGGCAGTGCTTGGGGATGGTGCTGCAGCATTTAGTAGAGCTGAGATAAATAGAGTTATAAAATTATTAGGTAACTTTGATCTCACTTTAAAAAATATGGTATGTCATGATTATGACAATAAAGGTGAAAGATGTGGGGGGTTTAATAATTTAGACTATGAACTAAATGATATGAGCATAGCTGATCCAAAAATTGAAGCAGAAGCAGAAAAAGCTTTTGAAGATATAAAAAACTTTGAACCCATTAATCTAACGCAATAAAGCGTCTTGGTGACGGCTGATTGCCTTAGAGTTTAGAACTCATCAGCCAAAAAAAGAGGCAAGAAATCCCTAGGTAAAAATTGATTTTTTTTCGACAATATAAAACTACTAATTAAGCAGTTTCTTGGTAAAGAGACTTTGCATCAACTACACTTTGATTGTTGATTGCAACTCTTAATTCTTTAATTTTAATATCGATCCACTTCATGTCTGTAGTAACTCTACCTTGTGACAACGCTTGGCTGGCCCATTTGGATTCCAGCTGTAGCTTCTCCGATATCAACTTTTGTAGTGCCATTATCTAGCTCCTCATAAGTAAGATGGATTCGACGTTTACCACGACCGAAACCATCGGTTTCTACAGAATACTTTTTATCAATTATATTCTGTGCGAAGCCTTCTATCGCATCCTCATCATTAGCAGCGTTTACGACACTAGTGAAATATAGCCCAGCTGCGTAACATTGAAAACGATATTGCTTCATGTGATTATCTTATCAACTATTTGGTGTAAAATCAAGTGTTTACTTTAGACTTGTCAACAATGCAGGCTATCTTTAATTGAGTTATTTTGACCCCTACTTTAGTTAAATTAGTCCCTATTTCATTGACTTTTTTAACTGCTACGTCTTTACAGGTTTTTTCATAGTAATATACTATTGGAGCCTCATTGATATAGGCGCACTGTTCTACACCAGTCATTGGGTTAATTGTGCATAAAATACCAAATAGAAAAAATTCTTTCATAAATCATATTAACATAAAATACAGCTTGACATAGATGATGGGATTTCTTATATTAATGGGATAAGGAAAAAACAATGAAACTTACTTTGATAATACTTTTACAGATAATGTTAGTAAGTTGTGCTAAAGACTTACAGCCTAATCCTTATACGACGATAATAAAACAAATGATAAAAGGAACCAATGAACCTAAAAAGTAAATCGAAGTTATTCAAAGCATTAGTTGAGAAGATAGATATTGCTCTATCAGAAGGAACTAATTTTGATGAGATAGCTGGTAAATTAAAGAACGTACATATTAAACATAAAGACATGTATGAAAAACCATTGCACACAGATTTGTGTACTATGTTAGCAATGAATGAATTGGAGAGCAGATGAGCTGGCTTCATTTAATAATTGGAATAGTATTACTTACATTATTATTTCCTAAATTAGCTTTAATATTAGGAGCATCTATATGGCTGCTTTAAAATTTAGCGAGATAGATTGGAAAAATAGACAGTACCAAGCTCATGCTAGATTGACTAGAAAAAGAGGTTGGAACTTCAGCGACAACAATCCATACTTTGAAAGAATGATGATTGTATTACCAGATCCAAAAATAAAAAATAAACAACAAATGAAAGAGGAGTTAAAAAAACATGGATACA